CCGAACAGGACAGCGAGAACACCATCTCGATCCTTGACGCGATCGGTGCCGATTGGTGGGGCGAAGGGGTGACGGCAAAGCGCATCTCAGCCGCGCTGCGCGCCATCGGTGACAAGGACGTGGTCGTGTCGATCAACTCGCCGGGGGGCGACTATTTCGAAGGGCTCGCGATCTACAACGCCCTGCGCGAGCACAAGGGCAAGGTGACTGTGAAGATCCTCGGCCTCGCAGCCTCGGCCGCGTCTGTCATCGCAATGGCGGGCGACGATGTGCAGATCGCGCGTGCCGGGTTTCTGATGATCCACAATACCTGGGTGGTTGCCGGTGGAGATCGGCACGCGCTGCGCGAGGTGGCGGATTGGCTGGAACCATTCGATGCCGCCGCGGTGAACATCTATGCGGCGCGCACGAGCATCGACGAAAAGAAGCTCGGCTCGATGCTCGATCGAGAAACATGGATCGGCGGCACCAGCGCCGTTGACCAAGGCTTTGCCGATGGGCTGCTGCCTTCGGATGAAATTGCCAGCGGCACCAAACAATCCGCTGCCCGCGATGTTCGGGCCGAGAAGAAGTTCGATCTCCTCGCTGCCAAGGCGGGGCTATCGAGATCTGAGGCGCGCGAGTTGCTCGCCAGCCTCAAGGGAAGCACGCCCGGCGCTGCTTCATCCGGCATGCAGGATGCTGCCGTCGTCGCGGAGGTTCGTGACCTCCTCAACCGCATGAACGCGATCTGATCGGCGCAGCCGCGATCGCAGCAGGAGACACCAGATGACGAAACGTATTATGATGCCCGCGATCTCGGTCGCGGCCCTGATGGCGACCGTCCCGGCCTTTGTGATCGGCTCGGTCCGCAATGAAAGCAACCCGGGCGACATCGCCCAGTTGATGAAGGAAGTTCAGGCGGCTCTGACCCGCGTCGAAAGCGACGTGAAGAAGACCGCCGAAGAAGCGTTGCGCCAGTCGAAAGACACCGGCGGCACCACGCTCGAGCTGAAGAAGACGGCAGACGGTCTGCTGACCCAGCAGGAAGTTCTGAGCAAGGCCTTTGGCAAACTCGAGACCAAGATCGAGGCGCTGGAAACCCGCAATACCGATCTGGAACAGAAGCTGTCGCAGCGCGGCGGCGGAAACGGCAATGAACGCCCGAAATCCATGGGCCAGCAGGTCGCCAACTCGGACGCCTACAAAGCATTCATGGCGACCGGAGGTCAGGGGAAAGCCCGCATCGAGATCAAGCAGGCAATCACCTCGGCCGACACTTCCGCCGGCGATCTGATCTGGTCCCAGCGCGAAACTGCCATTGTCGAAATGGCTCGTCGCAGCATGACGATCCGGCAATTGCTGATGCAGAACCGTACCGCCTCAAACCTGGTCGAATATGCAAAGCAGGTGACGCGCACCAACGCGGCCCGTCCGGTGACAGAAGCCGCGGCCAAGCCGGAATCGACCTACGTCTGGGATCAGGCCGACGCGGCCGTCCGCACCATCGCGCACTTTGTGCGGGTGTCGCGGCAGGCAATGGAAGATGCGACCCAACTTCAGGGCGAGATCGATGGTGAACTTCGTTACGGGCTCGACCTGGTGGAAGAAGCGCAGCTCCTGAAGGGCGACGGCACCGGGCAGAATCTGGCGGGCCTCGTGACCGAAGCGACGGCCTACAGCGCTGCCTTCTCGGTCACCGGCGAGACCATGATCGACACGCTGCGCCTGGCACTGCTGCAGGCATCGCTTGCGGAATATCCGGCGGACGGCATCGTGCTGAACCCGATCGACTGGGCCCGCGTCGAGCTGACCAAGGACGGCGAGTTCCGCTACATATTCGCCAATGTCATGCAGATGGCAGGACCGCAGCTCTGGGGCCGCCCGGTCATCAGCACGCAGTCGATGGACGAAGATGAATTCCTCGTCGGCGCTTTCCGCACCGCGGCCACCATCTACGACCGGATGGAGGCTGAGGTGCTGATCTCGTCCGAGGACGCAGACAACTTCACCAAGAACATGCTGACCGTGCGGGCCGAAAAGCGCCTGGCGCTGGCTGTGAAGCGCCCTGCAGCGCTGATCACCGGCGACTTCGGCAACGTGTCCTGACCTGTCGGACAGTGAAGCTGCGGCGGGCCTCCGGGCCCGCCGTCTCATTTCGCAATGGAGGAACGGACGTGTTGATCAATCCCCTGAGAAGTATGGTGGGCGACTACGGCGCGCTGCGTCGTGGCGTTCCGCGCGAGATCCCCGACATGATTGCCCAACGGCTGATCAAAGCCGGGCGGGCAGAGCGGGTTCAGGCCGACACGGGCGCTGCCGCACCCGCGAAGACCAAGACAGCTCCGAAGGAAAAGACTGCGCCCAAGTCAAAGGGGGCCGCCAAGTCGGCAACCACAAACCCTCCGATCACATCCCCGGATGGTGGCCAGACTGGCGACGCGACACAGTCGTTGTCGTCGGAGGCGGGCCAAGCGCTGCCGACACCCCCCTCGGAAACCTCCGGGGCCGCGCAAGACTGATCACCATCAACAACGGATGGCAGCTCGCACCCTGGGCTGACATTCTCTACGCCTGCGACTTCGCCTGGTGGCAGAAGTACCAGGGCGTGCCGGGCTTCGAGGGCCTGAAACTCAGTGGTGACCGGGCCGTGTTGCGCCGGAACTGGGGTGTCGAGGCGATCGATCTGGTGCGATCCAGCGACCTGATCCAGACGGTTCGCCCCGGGCGGGTCGGCTGGGGCGGAAACAGCGGGTTTCATATGCTGAACCTCGCTGTCCAGTTGAAGCCCAAGAAGATCATCCTTGTGGGTTTCGACATGCGTATTGACCTCGGCCTGCACTGGCACGGGGCGCACGAAGGTCTGAACAATCCGGTCCAGCGCAACGTAGATCGGTGGCGCCGTGTGATCGATCACGCCGCTGGAACGATCGCTGCAATGGGGATCCCGGTGATCAACGCGAGCCCCAACTCGGCGCTCGTCAACTTTCCCAAGATGGGGCTGATGGAGGCAATGGCATGCTGATCCGACTGTCGCGCCCTGACGGGGTCGCCGTCGATCTCGAAACCGCCAAGACTGCCCTGCGCGTCGATCACGACGACGATGACCTGCGCATCGCGGCCCTGATCGCGTCGGAAACGCTGCGCTATGAGGATTTCACGCAACGGGTGATCGTGCCGACGGAGTTCGAAGCGCAGTTTGCGGGATGGTGTGAGCCGCTCGTCCTGCCGATCGGGCCGGTGCGCAGCATCTCTGCGGTCGTCTATCTCGACGAAGATCATGCTGAACAGACCGTTGATGCTGCCGACTGGTACCGCGCAGAGGGCTCGACCGGCGCTGAAATCCGCTTTGCGGACAGCTTCGACAGCCCGACCCTGTCGGACCGTCCAAACCCGGTGCGCGTTCGGTTCGTGGCCGGCGCTTATCTCTCGGCCAGTGAGGCGTCGGAAAGCGACGAGTTGCTGATCGAACCGCGTGATCAGACCAACATCATCATGTTGGTGCAGCGGATCTACGACACCGGGGAGCAACTGACCGACGACGATCTGCGGCGGATGATGGGTCACCGGCGAGTGTTTCGCTGATGCGGGTGGCCTTCGTGCTCCGCAGCGGCGGCGAATATACGGCTGATCACGTTTTGCGCCTGCGCGACCAGGTGCGCGCTCACCTCGATGCGCCGATCATCTGCCTGTCGGACGTAGCGGTCGAGGGGGTCGAAACCATCCCGCTCAAGTACAACTGGCCGGGCTGGTGGAGCAAGATGGAGCTGTTCCGGCCCGATCTTGACGGCGACCTGTTGTTCTTTGACCTCGACACCTCGATCGTCGGCGACCTTGCTGACATTGCCGCAATCAACCGGCTTGCGATCATGCGCGATGTCTATCGCCCGCACGGGCTGCAGTCGTCGATCATGTATGTGCCCGATGATCGCGACCGCGAAACGATCTGGTCGGCCTGGATGGTCCATCCTGCCCGCCGGATGCGCGAGCATCGCCGCGGCGGCGATCAGGAGTTTCTCGAACGTTTCTGGCTGCCGCAGGCTTGCCGCTGGCAGGACGCGCTGCCGGGTCAGGTGGTCAGTTACAAGGCGGATGTCCTCGGAAAGGGCGTCCCGGAAAACGCGCGGGTCGTGGTCTTCCACGGCAAACCGCGCCCCTGGCAGGTGGGATGGTGATGAGAGCCTTTGAACAGCGCGGTACCGCGATCCTGACCCGGACGCCGCCAGCCGGGCGGGTCGCGGAAATCGGCGTGCTGCTGGGGCGGTTGTCCGCGCACCTTCTGCTGAAGCGGGCCGATATCTCCCTGCTGATGGTCGACAACTGGGCAACCGCCGACGAGCAACCGGCCGCGTACCGGGCGACCCGGGACGATCATGCCCAGCATGACCGCTCGCGCGTGCAAGATCATGAACGGCAAGCCCGTGCGGCCGTGAAGCGTTTCGGCAACCGGGCCCAGATCGTGAAGGCGTCCTCTGTCGACGCAGCCGCTGGGGTGGACGAGCACAGCCTCGATGTCTGCTTCATTGATGCGGATCATTCCTACGAAGGCGTGACCGATGATCTGAAGGCATGGCTGGGCAAGGTGAAACCGGGCGGCTGGATTGGCGGGCATGATTATCGCAACCCAGATCCTCGCTTCCGCTTCGGAGTGACCGAGGCCGTCGACGATTGGGCGACACAGGTTGGCACGTCGATCGAGACGGACCTGAATTTCACCTGGTGGGCAAAACTCTGATGGACGGGGCCCCGAACCTTTACGAAAAGGTCCGCTTCGAGAGCCCTGCACCGGTGTCCGATGGCTACGGTGGGCCGGTGGACGGTTGGACCGAAGAATTCACGCTGCGCGCCGCGTTTCGATGGCTGCGCGGCGGTGAGACAGTCCAGCAGGCCCGCCTGCTCGGTCGTTCGGTGTTGGTGATCACGATCCGTCGATCGACGGACAGCCTGACGATTACGCCAGAATGGCGGGCCGTGGATGCACGGACAGAGGCCATTTTCAACGTCCGCTCGATCTTGCCCACCTTGGATCGCGCGTTTCTGGAAATCACCTGTGAGACTGGGGTGCAGCCATGAGCGTGTCGGCTGCGATTCAGAAGTTGATCATCCAGACGCTTAAGGCAGATGCGGGTGTGGGCGCGCTGGTCGCAGACAGGATATTCGATCGACCGACCGCTTCGGTCGCATGGCCTTATATCAGCCTCGGTCCGTCAGACTTTGTGCCTTCCGATGCAGAGTGCTTCGCGCTGCGGGAAGAGACCGTCCAGATCGATGTCTGGTCGAATTACCAGGGCGGCTTGTCGGAGGCCAAGCAGATCTGTGATGCCGTGAAAACGGCGCTGCACGACATCGATGCCGAGATCGAGGCGGGCAAGCTCGAAGATATCCGTGTGACGCTGGTACGGGTGTTCCCGGACATCGACCCGAAAGTGTCGCATGGCGTTGTATCGGTCACCGCGCAGGTGGAGGAATAGGTGGTCACCGGGGTTGCCGCGTTGCACCGAAAGCTGCAGTCGATCCCGCCGAAGTTGACTGAAGCCTTGCACGACGAACTGGAGAAGTTTGCCATCGAAGTGGTCGCTACGATGAAACTTCTCGTTCCGGTCGACAACGGTGATCTCTTTGACAGTATTGGCTACACCTTTGGGGATGTGCCGAAGGGCGGCATCAAAATCGGTACCGTCGGAAACAAGAAGTCGACCGGCATCTTCGTGACCATCTACGTGACGAAGTTCTATGCGCCTTTCGTCGAGTTTGGCACACAGCCCCACTCTGTCGCGCGCAATGCCTCCGTTGCGCGTGGCAAACGACAGGACGAAGGTGCGCTGCATCCGGGCGCGAAAGCCCAGCCGTTTTTCTATCCGGGCTATCGCGCGAACAAATCCAAGCTGAAACCGCGTCTCGCAAGGCGTCTCGCGCGGGAAATCAAGGCGCTGAGCGCCACCTGATGCCAGTCCAAAAAGAATTCCTGGTGCTGCGATCCTTCGACTGGACGCCGCGCCCGAATGTGATCCGGGCCTTCAAAGCCGGAACGACGGTGCGCGGTCTGACCGCCGCCTGCATCAAGAAGGGCTCGGCCCTGAACGCCCTGAAACGCATCCAGCCAGAGGAGCAATCAAATGGCAAAACCGACGACCTATAAGGGGTCGCAAGTTGCGATCTTTCTGGAGGACCCAAGCTCGGCGGGGACCTTCATCAAGCCGTGCGGTCTGAACAACCACACCCTCACCTTCACAAAAGACATGC